CAACGTGGAGATAATTTATTTGTAACAGATTTATCATTATTTAATGGAACAATTGCTAGTACAGTAACTCAAGCTCAAACAAGAGATACTTCATATGCTGCTACATACTGGCCTTGGGTTCGCATTGTAGACCCAGCAACAGGAAAACAAGTATGGGTGCCAGCTTCAACTGTAATCCCAGGTGTGTATGCTTTCAATGATAAAGTAGCTGCTCCATGGTTTGCACCAGCAGGTATTAACAGAGGTGGATTATCTACAGTATTGCAAGCTCAATTGAAATTATCTCAAGGAAATAGAGATACTTTATATGCTAATAACATCAATCCAATTGCAACATTACCTAAACAAGGTGTTGTAGTATACGGACAAAAAACATTACAAAAAGCAGCTTCTGCTCTTGATCGTGTAAATGTACGTCGTTTAATGATTGAATTAAAAAATTACATTCGTCAAATTTCCAATACATTAGTATTTGAACAAAACACAAACACTACACAAACTTTATTTGTTACAAGAGTTACTCCATATTTGGAATCTATTCAACAAAAACAAGGATTATATGCTTTCCAAGTAGTGATGAATTCTTCAAATAATGGACCGGCAGTAATTGATCAAAACCAATTAGTAGGACAAATTTACGTACAACCAACACGCACAGCTGAATTTATATCTCTAGATTTCATTTTAACCCCAACAGGAACTGAATTCCCTGGATAAAAAATAAAAATATTTAATATTTATAATAAAAAGAAAACAAAATGGCAATTTTAGATCAGAATCAAATATTTTTTACTCCATTTGAACCAAAACAAAGCAACCGCTTTATTGTTTCAATTGATGGTGTTCCTGGATATTTAGTTAAAGGAGTTAGTGCGATCTCTATGACACAAACAGCAGTTGCCCTTAATCATATTAATATTCAACGATATGTAAAAGGAAAAACTGTTTGGGGACCTATCACATTTACAATGTACGAATCAATCACTCCATCAGGTGCACAAGCAGTAATGGAATGGGTACGTTTAGGTCACGAATCAGTAACAGGTAGAGATGGATATTCTGATTTTTATAAAAAAGATATTACATTCAATTCTGTAGGACCTGTAGGTGATTACGTATCTGAATGGGTAATTAAAGGAGCTGTAATTACAAGTGTTAACTTTGGAGATTATAACTGGGATGATGATGGAACTGTAGTAAACATTACAGTTGAAGTTCAACCAGATTACTGTGTATTGAATTACTAAGATAAATTAAACAACAAATACATAAGAGCTCCAAAGAAATTTGGAGCTTTCATTTACTTGTTATATATTAATTCATAAACACGTTAATTAAATTAAGCACTGCTATATTTATAACATATATTGAAATAATGAAATTTAATCAATTACGCGCGTTAGTTAAAGAAGAATTAAGTAAAAAACTTAATGAAGAATACCAAGACAAATTCAAAATGATTGGTATGCTTATCACTAATATTAAAAAACGACCACAAAAAGAAATATTTTCAGATATCCGCTCACTCCCAGGTATTACAGTAGCATCAGCTAAAGAACCAATGGATTATAGTGAACAAAACACTGAGAAATTTCAAACTATAGTAACCATTAAAGTTGATGGTTACCCTTGGATTGTAAAAGGGGGATTTGATAGATCAAAAATGGAAGAAATACGCAAAGAAATATTGAAGATAGAAGGAGTATTGTCATTTAATGTAAATCCTGATAATATTACTACTCTTTAATATATTTATATAAAACAATTAAGTTATAATAAATAAAAATTATGGAAGAGTTTAAAACACCAACTGAAAAAGTTGAATTACCCTCAAAAGGTTTAGTATATCCACCTGAAAATCCTTTAGCAAAAGGTTATGTAGAAATGAAATACATGACTGCTAAAGAAGAAGATATTCTTCTTAATTCAAACTATATCAAAAATGGCACTGCTATTGATAAATTATTAAAATCAATGATTGTAACTCCAATCAATTATGATGATTTAATTACTGGAGACAAAAATGCAATTATGATTGCCTCTCGTATTCTAGGATATGGATCTGAATATACATTTACATATAATGATGAAGAACATACTGTTGATTTATCTCAATTAGATTCTAAACCACTAGACGAATCTAAATTTACAGCAGGAGTAAATGAGTTTGAGTATACATTCCCATTCTCTAAAACAAATATTACATTTAAATTACTCCAACACCGCGATGAAAATAATATTCAACGCGAATTAGATGGACTTAAAAAAATTAATAAAGATAATACACCTGAATTATCAACTCGAATGAAATTTATGATTACATCAGTTGATGGAAACAGTGATTCAAAATTAATTCGAGAGTTTGTAGATAAACATCTCTTAGCACGAGACGCTAAGTCTCTTAGAACATATATTAAAGATTTCCAGCCAGACGTAGATCTAACTTTTTTTCCCTCTGGGGAATCGGATAGAGTCTCTATCCCAATTGGGCTTAGGTTTTTTTGGCCTGACTTCGAATGATGATTCGGCTCAAGTAAAACTAGCCATTTACAAACAAATTCATCAAATTTGCTTTTTTGGAAAAGGAGGATATAGTTGGCCTGTTGTATACAACATGCCAATTTATCTTCGTCGTTTTGTCTTTAATGAAATGAAACAGTTTTATGAGGAAGAAAAAGCAGCAAATGAAAATGCTGCGAAAAAACATAACTCACTTCCTAAAAACCACCCGTCCCAAACTCAAACATTTAATATGGGGACCCCATCCAAAGGCAAACCACCCGTATCATATCAATAAAAATTGATATTTTCGATATTTATAATAAAATAATTTAGGATATGGCTGCTAATGATGATGCTAAAGAATTAAAAAGTCTTGTTGAACAGTGGAAAGATGTTACTAAACAACTTAATAATGAGTTAAAAACAACAAGATCTCTTGCTGCGGAATCATTATCACCTTTTGAATCTTTAGTTGATATTTTTGACAAACTTGAAAAACATAAAACTCGAGAAAATCAATTAAGCTCCGAAGAATTAAAAAAATTATCACTAAAAGCTCACTTAGAAAAAGAAAATTTAAATAATTCTAAAAAAGCTTTAGATGCAAGATTAGGTTTCCTTAGAGAACAAGAAAAGGATTTAAATAAAAACCTTATAGGAGTTAAAAAGACTACCAAAGCTTATAAGGAAACTGTTAAAACATTACAAGACGTTCAAAAGGAAATGAACAGTAATGTTGCTGCTTCTCATGAATTTGAAAAAATAATTGAAGATACTACTAAGAGTATTGAGGGTTTAGAAAAAGCATTAGCTCAAGCCGCAAGTCAAGCTAAAAAACTCGAAAGTATAGATAAATTTAAAAAATCTTTGGATAAGATTTCCACCCCCATGGATGATATTCTTAACCCAATGAATCTTCTTAATAAAGCTATTAATTTTGCTGTTGGAGGAATATTAGAATATGATAAAAGATTAGGTGATACTGCTAAAAGTATGAATCTAACATATGGAGAAGCAGATAAGTCTAATAAGGCTATGGTTGCTTTTGCTCAAGCAACAGGAGATGCATACCTTAATTCACAAGATTTAAATAAAACTGTAGTAGATCTAAATAAAAATTTAGGTACTTCAATAAAATTTGAACAACTTACTGGTGCCCTTAAAGAGGATGTAGCACTAATGTCCAAATTAGAAAATATTGCTGGATTAACTTCTGAAGAAACCCAAGGAATTCTCCAATATACATTAGCCACAGGCCAATCAGCAAGTAAGGCTACAAAAGATTTAATGGCTAACTATAAAGTAGCAGGCCTTAAACGTGGAGTTGTATTAAATGAAAAAGATGCTTTAAAAGAAGTATCAAAATTATCAAATTCCATTAAATTATCCACAGCAGGTGGTGCGGCTGGATTAGGTAAAGCAGTAGCTGCTGCTAAAGCCTTAGGATCAGATTTAGGTAAAGTAGATGACATTGCAGGAAGTATTCTTAATTTTGAAGAATCCATCGAATCAGAATTAAGTGCAGAATTACTTACGGGTAGAAATTTGAACCTAGAAAAAGCACGTGAAGCTGCTTTGAACAATGATCTAGCAACCCTTTCAGATGAAATTGCTAAAAATGTAGGAAAATCTGCAGATTTTGCTAAAATGAATAGAATTCAACAGGATGCAATTGCAAAATCTGTTGGAATGTCTCGTGAAGAATTAGCAACAACTTTAACTAATCAAGAGGCTTTAAAAAACATTAGTGCCTCTTCTATAGAAGATGCCCAAGAAAAATATAATTTAGCAGTAAAAGAAAATAGAGAAAAAGAATTTTTAAATCAATTAGGTGATGAAACATTAGCTAAACAGTTCCAACAAACCAGCATGCAAGAAGAAGCAGCTAATGCTCAAAAACAAGCAAATGATCTCCTCATCCAAGCATTAGGTCCTTTAGAAGATCATAAAAAATCTTTTAAGTTAATTCTTGATTCTGTAATATCTATTATTAAAAATTTCGGTGTTTTTAAAGGTCTTTTAATTGCCGTAGGTGCACTCATGGCTTCTAAATTAGTTATCAATCTAGGAATGGCTGTAGCTTCAACAGTTACTCAATTAGTAGCTGCAAAAGCATATAATAGAGAATTAGATAAACAAGGAGGAAAAACAGCTTCACTTCTTGGAAAACAAGCAGCTCTTACCGCTTCTCAAGTAGCGGGTGCTGAAGCCGCTTCTTTTGGTACAGTTACTGTAGCTATCATTGCTGGACTTGCTGCCGTAGGTGCTGCCATTGGTGCATTTTCCCTAATGAATGATGGTGTGATTTCCCCTTCATCAGGTGGTAGCGGTTACGGAGATAGAGTAATGTATGGGCCTGAAGGTGCAATTTCATTCAATAATAAAGATACTATTGTAGCAGGAACAGATCTATTTAAAGCTAATGATATGGTATCTGCCCCTAAAGGTGCAGTTCAAGTATCAAGCGGTAATAATTCATCTAGAGAAATAGCAGAATTAAGAAGTGCAATTATGGCTTTAGCTAATAGACCAGTAAATGTAGCAATTGATGGAAAAAAAGTAATTGAAGCTACAACAGGAAACAATCCTAACACACAAGGAGTGGAATCTGCTAAAAATAGCTTTAAAATGCAATAATATTTAATATTTATAAACAAAATAATCATGGGACTTAAAGACAGACTTCAACAAAACGGATCTAGCTTAACAGCATATGATGGATTTAATCCACCCGTTAATCCTTTAACTACAAACCAATCTACATTACATGCGGATGCATCAGGACAACCTGGATATTCATTATCTGGGGCTAATGCGGGTACAGTAAATAACCAATTCCAAGTATACCAGGATGGGTCATCTAATTTTTTACCACAACCATCAAATTTGGATTTGAATAATGGATTTGATCCACCTCGATACTTACAGAATCCACCTAATTAAGATATTATGTCTAATGGATTGTTACATAAATTTAACAGTGGTGGATCCGATTATTCTTTAACTAATAACATAGGTTCTACTAACTCTTCTACCGATCCGATAGAGGAAAAACTCATTATGGATGGTTCCCCTTACTCAGCTAATAATGGGCAAGGTATACCTATAAATCCATTAGCTACTAAACAATCAACACTTCATTACGACATAAAAACCAATTCAGAAGGATATTCAGTTAATGGACAACCGTTTACTGTAACTAATAATAATTATGCTTCTTATAGAGATGGAACAGCATTCTCTATACCAGAACCAACAGCATTAGATATAAATGATCCTGTAAGTGCTGACCCCGCATATAAATTAAAATATACACCAACAGATAAGTACGAAAATAGTACTTTTCAATAAACGCATATGGGACTTTACCAAATACTAACAGATCCACAGAATTTTAAATTTTACGCGGAAAAATCTTTCCCAAATGTTAATGCTGTGTCTAATGCTACTTCATTTGGTCAAAAAAGTATCGGATATGGAGATTCAAATCAACCATATATTATTATCCCCTCTCCAGATCAAGCAAAGTTTCTTAAACCTATTGAATACGAAAAATCAACAAAACAAATTGTAGGGGGGTTATTTAGTGGATTTGATGTTATAGGTGAAAAAAGTAATTTAGGACCTTATTTAGAATCAGTATTTGCATCATTACCTAATCAAGTTAGATATAATTCAAAGTCTTGGGGCCCTGATTTTTTAAATAGAGGAAATCTTTTTGGGGCTATTAGAGCAGCGGATGATGTAACAAGATTAACAAAATATTTTTTTAATAGAAGAAGCATTAGTGGATATTTATTTATTGCTAAACAAAATTTACTATCCAGAATAGCTCCAGCTACAGAAGCATCAACAGGTGTTGCTTATGGCTCAGGTAATTTTAACGCAGGTGTTTACACCCCAGCCTCAACAATAGGGCAAGCAGCCTTAAGTCTTATTGAAGGACATTTACTTAAACAAGGAATTGACCCCACCGGTACAGTTAAAAATTTAAGCATTCAAAACTATCAACAAGCAATATATAAGAATCAACTAGAAAAATCAGAATCTGAAAAAAATAATCGCTTAATTAAATTAAGTAAATTATCATACTATACTGATTTTGAAGTTAATGGATTAAACTCACTTTTAAAATCACCATATAAGGTAAAATCTAACTCAAATTTCTTTATATCTTATGGAGGTGGACCTGACTCAGTTTTAGGAATAGGTCCAACCCGAATTAAATACGCTACTGACAATACTGGAGAAAATGCATTAAAAACTATTTCCTCCTTTAAGGATGTTATAGGTAATTATTTGACATGGGATAGAAAAGAATTAGCATCAGGTAGTCAAAATTTTGATATTTTAGAAGATTTTAGAAAACCTTTAGTAGATAATCCAAAAAACGAATCTAAACAAACATTTCTTAGTATCTCTCCAAGTTATAAACTAGCTGCTACTAATTCTGAAGGAAAATCTACCTCAGGTAATATTGAAAAAAGAACTAACTTTAGAGGAGCAGGAGCACGAGGAAATAGAAAAAATTATCAAGTAGGTAAAATTATAGATGGAATCGGAATAGCCCCTGTAGATCTTATTAATGCTGCTCCTATATATCAAGGGGATACTCCATCCAGTAATGATCTATTAAAGGATATGATTGATTTCCGTATAGGAATCTATGATAATAATACTATAGGTCAATATGGTGTAGATAAGAAGCAACAACTCATTAAACTTAATTGGATGCATTTTAGAGTCCTTTTAGATGATTTTTCTGATTCATATGATGCTGATTGGAAAGCAATAAGTTATATGGGTAGAGCAGAAAGTTTTTATAAATATAGCTCATTTAAAAGAGATATTTCAATTGCATTTACTGTAGTAGCTCAATCGAAA